AATAAGAAATAATATACTTACTTTACATTTTAACGAGGTGACATGGAAAATCTAGGCGTCTTTGGTAAAAATTTCCAAGAAAATTTATGTAAATTACTGGTGCAGGATCGGGCATTCTGCGATCAAATGCAAGAAGTTTTAGACACAGGCTTCTTCGAACTAAAATATCTTCAGGTGTTCACGAAAAAGCTCTTTGACTACAAGATCAAATATAAAACACACCCAGCAAACGGAACGTTGAATTCCATATTTAATACGGAGTTGGAACTTGAAAATGATGTGATTCGGAAGCAAGTTAAAGATTTCTTTGTCAGAGTTCAGTCGGCCTCCGAATTGACAGACACCGAATATATTAAGTCAGCTAGCTTGGATTTTTGCAAAAAGCAAGTATTAAAAGACGCAATGATGCAATCAGTACCACTTCTAAATCAATGCTCCTTTGAGGAAATTGAAAAGTTAATTACTAAAGCTTTGCGCTCCGGAATGGATAACGACTTCGGATATGATTATATTAAAGACTTCGAAGAACGATTTAAATTCAAGGCGCGTCACCCAATTACCACCGGCTGGCCCAAGATTGACAAAATCAGCAAGGGCGGCCTAGGCGCCGGGGAATTAACGGTTGTTATAGCACCCACAGGAGCTGGGAAATCACACGTCCTTGTACACCTAGGCTCTGAAGCACTTAAACAGGGTAAAAACGTTGTACATTATACACTAGAATTGTCCGACACGGCCGTCGCACAACGTTATGATGCTTGCCTCACTGGACATAATTTGGACGAGCTTTTAGAACAAAAAGATTCCATATTTGAGAAGATTAAGGATGTCGACGGACAGCTTATAATCAAAGAATATCCAACAAAATCTGCCACAACTGTAACTATTAAAAATCACTTAGAAAAAGTCAGACAAAACCAGATGGAAGTTGATATGGTTATAGTCGACTATGGCGACTTGCTCCGAGGTTCTTATAGAACAACAGAGAAAAGACATGAGTTGGAGTCTATTTACGAAGAGCTTCGGGGAATCGCCCAAGAATTTAATTGTCCACTAGTTACTGCTTCACAAACAAATCGCAAAGGCTTGAACGAAGAAGTAATTACAATGGAATCCATATCAGAAGCTTTCAATAAGTGTTTTGTTGCAGATTTCATTATTAGCTTGTCGCGAACAATAAGAGACAAGAACAGCAACATTGGAAGAATATTTGTTGCAAAAAATAGAAATGGCCCAGACGGAATTATCTTTTCAATCTTCATGGACACAGGCTCAGTCTCTATTAAAGTACTAGAACAGAATGATGTGTGTAAGATACAAAGAGACGAAGAGAGAAATAGAAACCAACGTGATCTAGATACCGCAAAAAGAATATATAAACAAATGGTAAAGCAGAAGGAGAAATAGCATGGAAGAAAACATTGCCAATGAAATACTATCAGACATCACAGTTCATATGAAATATGCTCGTTACCTTCCCAAGAAAGAAAGGCGAGAAACATGGAAAGAGCTTGTTACAAGAAACAAGAAAATGCATGCCAAAAAGTTTCCAGAGTTAAAAGAAGAAATTAATCAAGCCTATGAGCATGTTTATAGCAAAAAAGTACTCCCGTCTATGAGATCGATGCAGTTTGGGGGAAAACCAATTGAAGTCGCCCCGAACAGAATATTTAATTGTGCATATTTACCAGTCGACGACTGGCGAGCCTTCAGCGAAACAATGTTTTTGCTGCTTGGTGGTACCGGCGTGGGATTTAGTGTCCAAAGACACCATGCTGAAAAACTTCCAGAAATCCAAAAGCCTTCTGAGAAAAGAACACGCAGGTTTCTTGTTAACGACTCCATTGAGGGCTGGGCTGATGCTGTAAAGGCGTTGATGAGGAGCTACTTCAAAGGCGGTTCAAAGGTTCGATTTGACTACAGTGACATTCGACCGAAAGGGTCCAAACTATTAACTTCTGGAGGCACAGCTCCGGGGCCACAACCGCTAAAAGAGTGTCTGGTAAAGATTGATGGTGTGCTGCGTGAGAAAGAATCTGGCGATAAACTCTCTACAATTGAGGTGCATGATGTTATTTGTCATATTGCCGACGCAGTACTGGCCGGCGGCATTAGAAGAGCTGCGCTGATTTCTTTATTTAGCGCAGATGACAAAGAAATGCTGGCAGCTAAGAGTGGAAATTGGTGGGAGAAAAACCCCCAAAGAGGCCGCGCAAACAACTCAGTCGTTTTGATGAGGCACTTGATCACTAAAGGATACTTTAAAGATCTCTGGCAACGTGTACAAGCTTCAGGATGTGGAGAACCCGGATTTTATTTTTCTAATGACAAAGACTGGGGTACAAATCCGTGTTGTGAGATAGCTCTGCGACCCTATCAGTTTTGTAACTTAGTAGAAATTAACGCGAGTGATGTATCTTCGCAGACCGATTACGAAGAAAGAGTCAAAGCTGCGACGTTTATTGCGACCCTACAAGCATCTTATACTGATTTTCATTATTTGCGTGAAGTGTGGAGGCGAAACACGGAAAAAGATGCGCTGATAGGCGTAAGCATGACCGGTATTGCTTCGGGTAAAGTTTTAAAGCTAGACATGAAGAAAGCAGTACAAACTGTTATTGATGAGAATCGCAGAGTAGCAGAGATAATTGATATCAACCCGGCAGCAAGAACAACCTGTGTAAAACCGGCAGGTACCACTTCTCTAACATTGGGAACTTCAAGCGGAATACATGCGTGGCATGATAAATATTATATTCGCCGTATAAGAGTTGGCAAGAACGAAGCAATCTATTCACACCTGAAACGTATCCATCCGGAGTTAGTAGAAGATGAGTATTTTAGGCCGCACGATACGGCTGTTATCAGTGTGCCACAGTGTGCTCCAAGAGGTTCTATTTTGAGAACAGAGAGCGCACTACAGATGCTAGAGCGAGTTAAAAAAGTTTCTACTGAGTGGACAAAAGAAGGACACATAAAGGGGCAGAATACACATAATGTATCAGCGACCACCAGCATCAAAGATAAAGAGTGGGATGACGTTGGGAATTGGATGTGGGAGAATCGCAATAGTTATAATGGTTTAAGTGTTTTGCCACATGACGACAAAGAACATACATACGTACAGGCTCCTTTCGAAAGCTGTACAAAAGAAAGATACGAAACTTTGTTAAAAACTCTTAAAGAGGTTGACTTAACAAAAGTTTTAGAGTATGATGATAATACAAATCTAACTGGTGAACTTGCGTGTGCAGGTGGCCAATGCGAAATTAAATAGGAGAGATTATGAGACTTGTTGCAAAAAAAGAAGAATTAGTTGTCGATGAGGAATTTTCGAAAGAACAACTCGTGGTAAACTATATCAAATCCATGCTTGCGCTGGAGCAGGCGATGGAGCCCTACAAAGAACAGAAGAAGGAATTGAGAAAAGAATATATCGATCAGGGTTGGCTATCCAAAGATGAAATTTGGTCCGCTATCAAAGCCTATCGACTCTATGAAAAGGGCGCCGACATGGATGACTTGAATGATATGTTTGAAGCTGTCGAAAAGCAGTTTGGGGCCAAGAATGAATTTTAATCCTTGTAATCGACATCTTTTGTTGAAAAAAACAGAAGTTGCGCCGGAGGAGAATAAATCTACAGTTCTTGTACCAGAGTCCTTTAAGGTCAACCTTAAGACTTATGAGGTGTACGAAATTGTTAATGTGGCAAAGGACTGTGAAAAAATCAGTCCCAGCCACGTCAACAAACAAGTTGTTGTTAATAATAACATGATCGAAAAGATCGACGTACAAGGTCAAGAGATTCTTTTGGTTCTAGAAAATCATGTGTATGGCGTGATTGAGAACTGATGAATAGCCTATCCTTAATCCATGTTGCTTTGATATTGCTGGGCTTTATACCAGCTATCATCCTCGGACTTCAGATTGTGTTTTTATTCACTTCTTTACTGACGTGTGTTACTATGATTATAGCAGACAAAGTACTGGCTTGAGTGAGAGCTATACATATGGAAGTTCTTTGCGAGCACTGGAACACGCAGATCAAAATAATACAAAATTAATAATTGGTGATTTAAAATTTCCTAGGGTGTTTGAACCCGAACATGTTAAACAGGCATGGGGCCTTTTATATTCTAAGTTGATGCTAAATGGTCAAATATTTGGTGGAGACTCAGTTAGGAACTCAAGGGTATCAGATAATGATATTACAATAGTCTGCCGCGGCAACATCGTACGAGAAGTCGAATATGACAAGTTATATGTTTTTGATGATAAAAATATCTCTGGATTACCAGCCGCCACTAAGCTGAATAACATGTATGATGTGATAGACGTTATGAAACCTATCTCTCTTGTGTCTGAAGGAAACAGAGTCATCGAAACAACTGACGATTTCGTGTCTAGACTCTTTGTTGAAAAGAAATATAAAACTGCTCCCATAAAATTATATGCTGTGTCGACATTGAGTACGGAGAGGCTTTACGACTTCAACTACTCAGATACAATGGCTAAATTTAAAAGTGAGGACCTCTTAAACAAAAATAATTTTTTAGGATCTCACAGCGGCGGCAAGCGAATTAAAATTTCCCTAACAGTAATAGAGAGAGTAATCGAGAAACAGATGGATTTCTATGACAACTCAGAAAAAGTAAAATTTGTTTATGGAAGTTAGCCCAATAAATAAAAAAAGATTTAACTTGGCGGGAGTCATACCTCTTGATGGACAGCCACTAGATTTTAATTTTCCATGGCATGATAGTTTGATGCCAATTGGTCACAATTATTTGGCAGTTGAAAAAGCAGTTCTTGATTGCGCACTCGCCGGCTGCGATACAATCTGGCTGACGTGTCCTAAAGATATGCAACCGCTTGTCAGGCATAGACTGGGGGACTATATTATAGACCCTTACATCTATTATAAGACTTTTAAGTTTGCAAATTATCCCACAAAGAAAGAGATACCAATATATTATGTGCCGTCTCACCCGAAAGATGTAAATCGGCGCACATCTCTTTCTTGGAGCATAATCACGGGTGCACATAATGCGTGGAGAGTCGGCAGAAAAATAAGCAAATGGACAACGCCAGATAAATATTTTGTTTCCTTTCCATACGGCATGTTCACTCCTTATTATATGGCAAATCATAGAACAAAAATAAGAAGCGAACAATCTTTTTGTTTGTCCTACGAGGGAAAAAACTATAAAAACGGTTTATATTTACCATTTACGTTTGGATCAGAAGATTATTTAACAGCTAGAAAAAAATTTAGAGCCAATGAAGTGAGGGGCAGTGACAAGGATATGAACTATATAAAAAGGAAGGATGCATACACTGGCCGCTTTTTTACACATGATTTTGTTTTTGGCGATGTTAATGATGAAAATCTTTGTGATGTTGAGATACCATGGTATTATAATGTTTCAAGCTGGGAGGGGTATAAAGAATGGATTGCATCGGAGAATTCACTTGACAAACCAAAAGATTTTATATTATCATATAGCGAGTTTAATAGACTAGGGGAAGAATTGAATGAAGAAGAGTAGCGTGCCCTTTGTTGGGCTTCATGCACATAGCGGAGTCGGCTCTCCTTTTGATGGGCTAGGATACCCAGCAGAACACATGGATTTCGCTTTTGAGAATGGTAATGACTCTCTAGCATTAACAGATCACGGTAACATGAATGGCCTTGCATATCAAATACAACACGTGCAAGAGATGCGGAAACAGGGAAAGAACTTTAAACCTATTTTTGGAGTGGAAGCTTATTTCTTACCAAGCATTGCGAAGTGGAGAGAAGAGCTGGAAAGAGCCAGACAAGACAAGAAGGCAAAGAGACAGATTGACACCTCGAAGTCTGGTACGACAATAGAAGATGAAAGCACAAAATCTGTCAGCAAAAACATACTGAACCGTCGTCGGCACTTAATCCTTCTGGCCCAGAATCAAACTGGACTAAACAATATCTTTTCCATGGTATCCAAATCATTTCAGTCTGACAGTTTTTATAGATTTCCTCGTATGGACTATAAAATGTTAGAGAAACACAGCGAAGGCGTCATTGCCACCAGCGCTTGCCTAGGCGGCGTATATGCAGGAAATTATTGGGACAATAGAGAAGAAGGTCCGGACGCTATTCTGTCCGCTATGAGAAAGACAACAGAGAAGATGGTTTCAATATTTGGAGACCGTTGGTATGGAGAGCTGCAGTGGAATAATGTATCAGAACAGCATGAGCTGAATAGATATATCATACAGATGAGTAAAGAAAATGGTATAAATTTAATTTCCACAGCTGATAGCCATTATCCTTCACCGGATTCTTGGAAGGACCGAGAATTATACAAGAGACTTGGCTTTCTAGGAAAGGGCAAATTCCCAGATTGGATGCCAACTGAACTACCATCTGGGGTTGAAGAGATTGGCTACGAAATTTATCCTAAGAACGGAGACCAGATGTGGGAGTCGTATAAAGTCTACTCAGAAAAAGCTGGCGTTTCTTACGATGACGACTTGGTTCGGGAAAGCATTGAAAGAACATATCAGATAGCTCATGAGCGCATTGATTCTTTCATGCCAGACAACACAGTCCGACTACCAAGCTTTGTGGTACCCGCCGGAATGACCGCTGATCACGCGCTTGTGGCAGCATGCGTAGAGGGCATGCGTGAGTTCGGATTTCAAGATGATAAAGAATACATGGACAGGATGAAAGAAGAACTTTATACAATCAGCGATAGAGGGTTTAGTAAATACTTCTTGACTATGAAGGCGATATCAGACAAAGCTTCAGATATCCAGTTGACAGGCGCTGGACGCGGCTCAGCGGCCGGTAGCCTTGTGGCATATGCCCTAGGAATTACTCAAGTTGATCCTATCAAATATAACCTACTTTTCTCACGATTTCTAAGGAAAGATGCTGAAGATTATCCGGACATCGACTATGATGTAAGCGATCCAATGGAACTTAAGGAGGCGCTTATTGATGAGTGGGGCTCTAATACTGTCGTACCTATATCAAACTTTAATAAATTGCAGCTTCGTTCTCTTATAAAAGACATATCAAAGCTTTACGATGTACCCTTTACAGAAGTTAACGCAGTCACGTCTAAGATGATGGCAGAAGCAACTCCGTTGGCTAAACGTTTTCATGGGATCAAAGCCGGCGTTTATACTCCCACTTTTGAAGAGGTTATGCAATTTAGCCACAGCTTAAAAAGTTTTTTGAACAAATATCCCAATATCAAAACGCATGTTGAGGCCCTAATGGGACAAGTCAGATCTGTTTCTAGGCATGCCGGAGGCGTGGTTATCGGAGAAGATTTAGATAAGAGAATGCCGCTGATTAATAGTGGAGGAGTTACCCAAACTCCGTGGGGAGAAGGCCAGCATGTTAGACAACTTGAGCCCATGGGTTTTATCAAATTTGACATTCTTGGCCTCTCAACGTTGAAGATGATTGAGGGTGCAGTGTACCACATCTTAAAGCGGCACCACAACGTTGAAGAGCCGACTTTCGAGCAGATTAAAGAGTACTACGATAAAAACCTACATCCAGATGTGATAAGCTTAAAAGATAAAAAGGTTTATGAGAACATATTTTGTAAAGGCAAATGGGCCGGCATCTTCCAGTTTACAGAGAAAGGTGCGCAGAATTTTTGTAAGCGCGTAAAGCCAAAGAATATTATTGATATCGCAGCTATTACTTCTATCTTTAGACCGGGCCCATTGGCCGCAAACGTTCATGAAGACTACGTAGATACAAAAAACAATGCAAAAGGAATTCGATATGGACACGAGGTTGTCAAAGAAGTAACAAAAGAAACATATGGATTTCTTATTTTTCAGGAACAGATTGCACTTTTGGCACATAAACTTGGGAATAACATCAGTTTAGACGAAGCTAACTTGCTTCGCAAGCTGTTAACCAAAAAGGGTACCGGAAAAACAAATGAAAAGAAGAAAAAGATCCATAGAAAATTCATCGAAGGTTGTGAATCTAAGGGAATATCGAATAAAGAGGCACAAAAGCTATGGCAAAAGTTTGAGTATTTTAGCGGCTACGGTTTTAACAAGTCTCATGCTATTTCCTATTCTGTTATTTCTTATCAATGTGCTTGGTTGTTGAACTATTATCCGGCAGAGTGGTTAGCGGCATTCTTAGACAAAGAACCGGAATCGAGAAAGGAAAAAGCTATTAATCTTGCTAAAACTTTTGGATTTAAGATTGAGCCAATCCACATCAACAAGTCGGGGAAAGTGTGGGAAATATCTGAGGACGGAAAGACTCTTATTCAACCACTGACATCTATAAAAGGGCTAGGAGAAAAAGCAATTGAACAAATACTTTTACATCGACCATTTAACACTATTGAAGAATTTCTCTTTAGCGAAGAGGTTATCTATTCTAAGCTCAATAAAAAAGCAATTGATGTTTTGGCAAGGGCAGAAGCGCTAAATAATTTAGTGGATGAAAGATTCAATAACCTTAAACATTTCTGGTCAGCAGTGGTAGAAAACAGGCCAAAGAGCAGGAAGAAGCTCGCTGCGATGATCGATGAATACAAAGATATTGAGGATTTCACTCGCGATGAAGTGATCGAGAACAAGATTAATTTAAGTGGTATATATCCTTTTGGGCTGATTATGTCCGATGACATTAAGAAACGATTAGAGTATCATTGTGTTTCTCCGTTGTCTGAATATGATCCCGACTTGATGGTTTCGTGGTTTATCCCACGCGAGGTAATTATAAAGAAAACACAGAAGGGAAGATATTATTATATTGTCAAGACTCTTGATATAAATTCTGAGATGATTGATATTAAATGCTGGGGGATAGACCCAGAGAAAGATAAGATCTATTTAAATAGACCATATATGGCCAAACTAGATTACCAAGAACAATGGGGTTTTTCTAGTCGATATGGAGTTAAGAACTGGAAATTACTAGGCTAAGGGGGCGTTATGAATCTTAGAGTAGCAAAAATTAGAGAGAGTGCAAAACTTCCCACACGGGCTTATCCGACAGATGCGGGCATGGATTTATATTTTTGCCCAGATGGAGAACTAGAAGAAAAAATTGTTAGTCGTCATGGGTATGCAATAGAGACAAGAGAATCGATGGTTTTACCTACAGGTTTAAAAATAGAAGTGCCAACCGATTATATGTTAGAAATAAAAAATAAATCTGGGATTGCTTCAAAGCGGCAACTTTTAGTCGGCGCCTGTGTCGTCGACCATGGATATACTGGAGAAATATTTGTCAACCTTCACAATATTAGTTTAAAAACACAATATATAAAGCCGGGAGATAAGATAGCACAAGCCGTTTTGATACCAGTAAACTGTTGTGGTGTGATAGAAGTGACACGAGAAATATTTGAACAGGAGACGGCACGCGGCACCGGCGGCTTTGGCTCGACAGGGGATAAATGATGAGAAAGGTTTTAATATTATTATGCGCACAAGCTTTATTTGTAGCTACCAACGCAGAGGCACTTGTTCCTGTTTATTCTTTGGGGGGATACGAAGAGACCACAAAAACGTGGACTATGGTTTATGAGAGATTGGTGGATAAAGGCACCTCTGTAAAAGGAACAACATACATTGTACCACTTAAAGGTAATGGGTATCGAGATAGACGTCACAAAAACAATTCTCGTGATACTATTATTTTTATACCAAATACTGTTTCTATAGAAGAGCCGGTTGATATTATATTTTATTTTCATGGTCTAGGCGGATTTAAAAAAAGAGATTTCGAAACAAGAGTTTTAAAGCACACTCCGTCTATTGATCCAGAAAGAAATTATATAGTTGTAATTCCAGAGATGCCATGGTCCAAACATACATCAACACCTAGAACACGGCAGGGCCGCGTTTTTAACAAAAAGGGGCAATTTTCTGAATTTGTACTGTCAGTAAAGCATGTAATAGGAACACATTTTATGCCACCTTGCAAACGCACGTGTCCAATTTTAAAGCCGAAGATAAGTGTGAATTTGATTACATTGCTAGGCCACAGCGCCGGCGGCAGCACTCTTATGTCAATATCGAAATCCGGTGGTTTAAACTGGCTCTATAATGAGGCAGGAGTGAAATCAGTTAAAATTATTTTTTCAGATGCTTCCTATGGTTATTGGCTAGACATTACATGGAAAAGTTTTCGCCCTTATGTACAAGGCACTGAGTTTCTTGTTTTGACGAGAAAGTGGGATAGACCGCATAGGCATACAAAAAGATTTTTGAACAAATTTAAGAAACCACCAGTCAACATTAAACACATAGTTTTTAGCAGAAAGACGACGCATGCTGGAATAGGTGATCAATCATTTACTTGGATTTATGGCCCAGCTGTTGATTCCGGCTGCGGCGAAGGAGAAAAAAATGAGTAATCAAATGAGTAAAAACTTTAAAAAGAGCGAGTTTAAATGTCGCGATGGTACAGCGGTACCAGAAGAATACATGGATAATTTAGAAGAATTGGTTGAAAACCTACAAATTATCCGCGACCATATTGGCGCACCAATGCACATCATATCTGGGTATCGCTCTCCAAAATATAATAGAAAAATTGGAGGAGCTAGAAAATCTCAACACATGAAAGCAAAGGCCGCAGATATTGTTGTAAAAACTATTAAGCCCATAAAGATGAGAGAAATTATTATCGACCTAATTAAAGAGGGAAAAATTAAAAAAGGAGGCGTTGGCCTTTATCGTAGTTTTGTACACTATGACACCCGCGGTTGGAATGCGCGCTGGAAAGGCAAAGGCGTCAAAGATTACAGGGGGGAGAATAAATGATTGTAAAATACACCTTAAAAAAAGGAGACTCTGGACAAGAAGTCAAAAGACTTCAAAGCAAACTGCCAACTGTTGCTGATGGCAAATTTGGACCAAAAACAGAAAAAGCGGTGAGAGGATACCAGAAACATAACGGCCTCACTGTTGATGGCTTAGCTGGAAAACAAACCCTTACCTCATTAGGAATCAATGTAACACCAGCAGTTGATTTATCGAGCTGGAACGGTACCGTGGATTTTGAGAAAATTAAAAGAGCGGGATGTTCTGCAGCATGGATCAAGCTCACGGAAGGCACCACTCATCAGAACCCCGGCCGTGAAAAAAAGTTTGAGACCGCTAGAGATGCCGATGTCACCGTGGGAGCGTATCATTTTGGACGACCCGATACGTACTCTGGAGACCCAAACGACTGGGAAAAAGAGGCAAATAACTTTCTCATACAGCTTGAAAAGGTAGGGTGCCAAAGCGGCGACCTAGTTCCTGTATTGGATGTAGAAGCTGGAATGAAAACGGATGACAATCACAATGTTAACTGGTGTCTTGATTGGTTAAATTATGTGAGTAAGGAGACCAGCAGCACCCCGATGATTTATACTGCGCGCTGGGCATGGCAGTTGTTTCTTATGAGAGCTAACAAGGCTGCCCTGAAAAAGTTGCTAGAATATCCAGTCTGGTATGCATCTTATATAAGAGATGCACGTCTTGTTGGGCCTGAAGAAAAGCTGAGAGGCTGGAAAGAATGGGACGTGTGGCAGTATACGGGCCATGGCGAAATCGCTGGGGTTAAAGGTCGCGTGGACTTAAACTGGATCGCCGGCGAACAATTGGAAAAGTTGATTATCAAATGAGTATAGAAAGAAAACTTCGCAGAAAGAACGCAAAGAAATCAAAAAAACTAGCTGAAAAAGAAATGGCCAACAAGGTTGCTCTATTTGGAGAAATAGGCTCAGCATGCTTGACATGTAATAAAAGTTTTGATAAACTAAATCGGGAGCAAGTAATGACATGGAGTGTTGTAGTCCGACAACAGGAGGGAAAGGTTAACCTGTATTGTCCCGATTGTTGGAAGAGGGCTACTAAATTGGTTACCGAAATGAAAGAAGGGCTAGAAGAAAGAAGGAAGAAAGGAGATTAATATGCACTATCACATTGTACAGAAAAAGGGTTTTCCCATTGACACAGATCTAGCATCGGAACTTGATCTGTTGGACGAATTCCTACTATGGGAAGAGCAGGAAGACGCAGAAGAATTTTGTAATCAGTTTGAAGATAGATATGGGATCACTCCAGAGAGTCTCCTTCACTTTGAATATAGCACAGATGGTCATGTAAAAAATTTAGAAGGGTTTGAGTGGGATAAAACATATGTTGTTTTTGACGAAGAGATACAAGATTCAGATGTGTGGGATCACTTAGATGAGGTCTTAAATGAACAAGACGTATTTTTAGAGGAGGGCGAATGGAGAGAAATAAATTAGACACCCCCGAAGACAAAGTTAATCACCCCAATCATTATACTGTTAACTGGAAAGGTAACAAAGCCATAGAGACTTATGAATATATAAGGTCTTGGGAAATGGGATACCCTGAAAGTAATATTATTAAGTATGTAACTCGACACCCCTACAAGGGAAAGTCCCTGCAGGATCTAAAAAAAGCCAGATGGTATCTTAACAAATTAATAGAAGAACTTGAGGAAGGTCAGAATGGAAATTAAAAAAGCATTGACTTATGATGACGTTTTATTGATACCACAATACTCAGAAATAGAAAGTAGAAAACAAATATATATAGGCAATCTTCTAGACGACAATCGTTGGTTTGGACTACCAATCGTCTCTTCCCCCATGGACACAGTGACCGAAACTGACATTGCTCATGTAATGTGCAAGAATGGTGGATTGGGCATTATTCATAGATACAATACTATTGAAGAACAAGCGTTACTTGTTTACGAGACACATGGTTCACTTCTCCATGGACAGATCAAACCGGCCGTCGGCGCCGCCGTAGGGGTCACCGGTGATTATTTAGAAAGGGCCGAGGTTCTATGTGCAAACGGTGCTGGAATAATTTGTATTGATGTGGCCCATGGTCATCATTCGTTGGTTAGAAATGCCATCGAAACACTCAAGAAACAGCTAGATCCAAAAGTTCATATTATGGCTGGCAATGTTGCAACGCTCGAAGGGTTTAATGATTTGGCTGATTGGGGAGCGGACAGCGTTAGATGTAATATCGGCGGAGGATCGATCTGTTCTACAAGAATTCAAACTGGCCATGGTCTGCCGGGACTTCAGACTATCATGGATTGTGCCAAAACTGACCGTAGGGCGAAAATAATCGCGGATGGCGGGATTAGATCAAGTGGTGATATTGTTAAGGCATTGGCCGCTGGCGCAGATTTCGTTATGATTGGTTCTCTTCTGTCTGGTACCGATGAAACACCGGGCGAAAAAATCAAAACTGCGGGTAGATTTGTAAAGAAATACCGCGGTATGGCAAGCGAAGATGCGCAGATTGACTGGAGAGGAAGCTCTTCTTCAGAGGAAGGGATAAGTACTTATGTAGAATATAAGGGCCCCGCAGAGGATATATTGAAAAGTCTTCGCAGGGGGATAAAGTCTGGCTTATCATACTCCGGAGCAAGAACCATTGAACAATTCCAGATTAAGGCAAAATTTGTTTGCCAGAGCGGGGCAGGTCTCAGTGAGAGCAAAACGCATATATTACTCAAATGAAAAACAAAGTACCAGCCGGCGGAAAGTATATAATGTTTCCGTCTCTAGAAAAGTTAGATGTCAATTTAATAATTAAATTAAATTTTGACGATGTAACAAAGTTCTTTTTCTTTAATGAATATATAAAGGCTTATTTGGAAGAGGATAAAGATTTGATGCCTTTTATAAACAAATTAAAGGAAAGGAGCATGCTGGCCAGAAAATTTAGATTAAAAAAGGCCAAGAAGCTTCGCAAAAAAGAACAAGAAATAATTAATCGCTTTGGCTTGGATCAAGAAGAAATAGAAAACATTTTTGATTTAATTGAAGGCGCCGAAAATAAAGATGGAGGAAAATGAATTTATGGAATTATGTGCAAGTAAATGTCTGGAAGAAAACGTTACGTGTAAAGAAAAACAGTGTCGTAAGTGGATAGACTTTAAACAAGATTTAAATTGCATTCATGTAGCGATTAAAAATAATGGGTCGATGACCCTTCAAGAAGTGGCAAAAAGATTAGATATTTCTCATGTTAGAATATCGCAGATTGAAAAAGAAGCTATTCGTAAACTTCAAAAGAAGTTTTTACAAAATAACTAACTAATTATTACATTGAATAACAACAATTTACCCTCACGGGTTGTTGAAAAGGAGAAACC